TGCTATAAACAAAGCTTTAGCACAGCATGGTACGTTAGGTACACCAGAAGCTATTGAAACTGTGCGACAAGGTATGGGAACTTGGTTTTCAGACCCTGGTAGAATTATAGAGTTACAAGACTCGCTGGCTACAAGACAGCAGAAAGAAGCAGAGCTTGCATTAGAAACACGAAAAACAGACCTAACAGAAACGGCTGCCGAAGCCGAAAGTAAACGACGAGAAGCAGAGAAAATTTCTAAGAGAGAACAGTTAATTCTTAAATCAGACCTAGAAGGAATAGATACTCGTATAAGTGCCCTTCAAACTTTACTTGGTGTCGAGTTTGCTGATGCTCAAGAGAAAAGGCAGTACTTTGATGAAATAAAGAGGCTTTCAAACCAGAGAGACATTTTAGTACGGAAGTTTGAAGACCCTACTTATGTGGTGCCTAAAGGCCCAGAAGTTATAACACCTACCGAACAGGCTACTCTTAATGAAGAGGCGAAAGCGGAAAAATTAAGGATAGTTACAGAAAACATAAGCGGGTTACCTACCGAAGATATATTAAGACAACTGCCTGATAGTCGTTTAAATCCGTTTGAGTTACAAGATAGACTAGAAAGTGCATTTAAGGACGTGAATATAACTAATGAACGCATTAGGGAGTATCAAGAGCGTTTAGAGAATGCTCCAAATGATCGCGCTAGGGCATCTTATCAAAAAAGAATAGATAAGGAAACTGCTAGTTTACAAGAGTATCAGAAAAAGTTTAATGCTTTAAGAAAAAAGGCTGAAAAGCAGCTAATTGACACTCAACTAAAGAGAGAACAAACTTTAAACACTGGTGAGTCAGATAGTCTTGAAGGTAGGGGCGGTGTTGCCGACGGGCCAGGTCTTGAACCGAACTTACAGTCCTCGGTTGACGTAATTGACAACGTTATGCAACTGGCGCTTAACTCTCCACAAGGGCAAGAAATGATGCGAAGATTTATGGAAGAACAACAAATAGGCTGAGTATAAAACATAGATGGCTTCTAATATAACTTATGATGATCTTGTTAATAACGACCGTTTTGTGTCGTCTGCGTACAGGTCTTTAGTCGCTTTAGGAGAAACGCCTAGTCAAAACCCTAAAGAGATTGTAGATGACTTTTTAACAAAGAAGCGGTACTTTGAAAACAATCTTGTTACTACTTTAGGAGTAGCTAGTGATGTAAAAACAATGTCGCTTCAACAAAAAAATGAGTTTGGTGCAGCGTTGTCTATGGTAGATCAAATACCAAACTTTCACGAAGAGGGAGGAGCACCAGCTTTTGATGCAATAAAAGACCATTTAGTCTCTGCTCTTGCAGACCCTACAAATCTTCTTGGTGCTTTTGCAGGTATGGCGAGCTTTGGAGTAGGCGGTGCAGCGGTTTTCGGCGCAAAAGAAACAGCTAAACAAACTACAAAAAATTACTTGAAGGCAAAAATGAGGGCAGCTATTGCTCCTGCAATTTTAGAGTCTACAGTAACTGGCGCTGGTTCTTCTTTCAGAAATATAAAAAAACAACAAACTGAGATAGAGGTCGGTAACAGGTCTAATATAGATGTTAGTGAAGCTGCGCTTGTAGGACTTATTGAAGGGCCAGCCTCAGTGCTCGCTGGAGGAGCTTTAAGCACTGGCCTTGGTTTAGGCATACGGTCGTTGGACAAGACTGTAGGAGATACCGCAGCAGCACAGTGGCTTGCTAGAAATATGTTGCCTCGGTCTGCAGGTAAATTGTTTGATGTGAGGATCGCGGAACAACACGCAGCAGTAGCTAAAAGATTTAATGTACGAGCACAAGACCTAAGCAGAACTCTTGAAACAACACTAGCTGCTTCCGTAAAAAATGGAGAGTTTAGTAGTATTAAAGAGGCTAGGAATTTCGCTAATAAAATTTTAGTCCCTGATAAAAAAGAGGCGCAGGAAGCGGGTTTTAAAGGATTAAATGATCCCTCCGTATCGTCAGAACTTAGGGAAACTTTGGGCAACGCAAAGAATTTTATTAAAGAAATACAAGTCTACGCCCAAGATACTCCTTATCTTGAGAAGGCGTTTGTTAATATATTTGACGCTAACCAAGACTATGCTCGGCATATTTATGAAGTCTTCTCTGTGTCTAAAAGAGCGCAATCTTTTGAGGCTTTTCGTGATGAGGCTTTAGAAGATGGCACAGATGTTCTTACAGAACTTCTTGCACACGCTAAGGCGAATCCAGAGTGGATAGGTAAGACAGTTGATGACCTAAAACTCACTAAAATGAAAGTGGACGGGAAAGACCGTTTAGTTAACCAACGAACTTTAACAGAAGGTTTGAACGGACCAGACGGTATAAAGTGGGCAGACAGTTTAGCTCGGAAGATGTATGAACCAACCAAAGGGCGGGGGTTTAAATTACAGGGAAATTTAGAAGCACGAAAGGCTATTCCTGAGTTTCAGCAATTAATTTGGGGGAAAAACTACTCACCTTCTCAAAGAGTGCTTTGGTCAGCCGCTGGTATACTAGACTCTGTAAGTCACTTAAAGTTTGGAGCCGATTTAGCTAGTAGTCTTCTTTCTCGTAACAAGGCGGTTAAAGCTAAGACACAAAGAGAAGCTGCTGCGAAACTAAACGCGGAGGCCGAGGCTGCAGGTAAAAGCGCAGGTATACTTGAGTCAGATGTGATCCGCGTAGTAGGTAGTAGGAGAGGAAAAACTGACGCTTTGGTTGAGGTTGAACCTAACAGGATGACTAGTGCAGGGGCGGAAGTTTGGATGACCAGAGCAGAGGCAAGAAGACTAGAGCCTGCTGTAAGTCCCTTTTTAAATGTAGGGCGTTGGGATCTTTTTGGGACTACGGCTTCCACTGGGATTTCAAGACTCCAAGGTACGTTTAAACTCGGTATGACTGTTTACAGTCCTATAGCACATATAAGAAACGCTTTAGGAGCAGGGCAAGCTTTTGTTGGATCCGGCGCTTGGGTCCGTGCTAGAGAAGAACTACTCGGTATAGCCAAAATGTCCAAAACAGAGCGAGCACAACTCATTGAAGATATGCAACGCTCTGGTATTACAAGTACTTCGGTAGAGCTAGAGCAGATGTTAACTCGGTTAGGAAGAGAGATAACAGAAGACCCTGGAAGGATAGAAAAAATAGGTACGTTTGGCCTAGCGGGTACAAAGGCAGGTAAAGCTGCTATGAAACTGTATCAAGGTACAGACAACGTAGCTAAAATGGTTACCTACCTATCTGAATTAGGAGCAGAGAAAGCACTTTGGAAAACATTAACCGACGAACAAAAATTTATTAAACGCCAAGCTTTAAACAGGGGCTTTGGAAGAGGGCGACGAGGTGAAGGTGCAGGAGAACGAGCGACTAGAGGAAGGCCAATAAGACAGTCTGGTTTTCAAACTCGTTCCGCAGGTTTTACGGACGAGCAAGCTATAGCAGAACTAGCTGCTCAAAAAACTTTAGATATTATGCCAGTGTATAGTAGGGTGCCATTAATTTTAGAAAAGATGGCTGCAATCCCTGTTATAGGTAATTTCTCTGCGTACCCTGCGGAGCTTTACAGAAACGCTTGGAATATTTTTCGGCTAGGTGCTAAAGAAATGGAAGAAGGCTACGCTTTGGGCAATAAATCTTTAATTGCTAAAGGCGGTACTCGGATGGTTTCTATGTATGGTTTAGCAGCGGCACCATTTGCGGCTGCTTACACGATAAATAGTCTACGGGGCGATGAGCAAAGAGTTGAAAGCTTAAGAGAATTTGTGCCAGAATGGGATAGGTATGGTGCGCTTGTAATAAATAATTTTGACCCAAAAACCCAAACAGTAGAATACAGTACTTTAGATTACTCTAGTCCTTACCAACCGTTAACCTCTATTGTAGCTCCTGTCATGCAAGGGCTTGCTGACGGAGTACCAGTAGAGCAGTTGCTTGAAGAACACGGTCTCACGGCTGCGAAGTCTTTTGTATCGCCGTTTACTGACCCTACTTTAGTGCTTCAAGGAGGACAGGCACTGTTTAATCTAGTTAAAGGGAAGATAATTGGTGACGATACTTATGAGCCCGCGCAGGATGCAAGAACATTGTACAGAAGTGCTTTACCTTCTTTTGTTAAATTGTCTGCGGATACTACTCGGGCGGCTGGTGGTATGCCAGAGGCTATAGAAAGGATTTTGTATCCTAAAGCTTTCGGAGAATACAGACAGCCTCCAAAAGATATGTCGGAACTAGGGTCTATTTTAGAAAAACAAGGGTTTAATCCAGGAGCCTTAAAATCCCATAGAATTAATCTTAAAACATCTTCTGGTTACGCAATAGCGGCGTTAAATAAAAATGCTAATGCTTATTGGAATAATTTTTCTGCCACATTAAGAAAAGCTCTGTCAGACCCTAACGTAGAACTTGACCCACAAAGCTTACTGCAAGACTATGAGGAAGTATTGAGAGTGCAATACGCTGCTCAACAAGGTTTAGCAAAACTTCACATAGATTTAAAAAACATCCTTGGAAAAGGAGCAGCTAGAAAGATTTTATTTTCAAGAGATTTACGAGGAGTGACGCCTTCAAAGAAAGCTTTGTATTTTTTAACTGCTGACTCCCCGACGACAAATTTAAAACGGTTGTCGACTAACAAAGATTTTTGGAGAAGGGTGGCACGTTCAGCAGGGAAACCTAATATAAGCGCTTGGAGAACGGAGCTTGCAAGAATCGAACGCAAATATAATTTTAAAGACGTTTTTGAAGACCCTGTAGAGGACTAAAGAAAGAGAGGTATTCCAACGATGGACTCTTTCATAAGAGCTTACGATGATGTTATAGATGAAGAAACACTACAAAAAATAATAAAAAGGTTTGACGAGATTAGTGAAGTGTCTTCTTTTAGTGGCGAAAGTCAATTTCAATCGTCCCTTGGAAGAAAAGACAGTTCAGTAATGATTGAAGACCACTCTCCTCAATTAGCAGGAGAAATACACACTCTTCTTCAACCATATCTTAACGACTACTTAGGGTTATTTCCTGGAGGAAAAGAACTACAGCTTCAAGGGTATAATGTTAAGATGCAAAGAACAGAGCCAGGAGGCGGCTATCACGTTTGGCACAGTGAGCAGCTTGAAGCAGCGCACGGGTCTGCTAGACGGTTAGTTTGGGCTTTGTACATGAATGATATTACGGAAGGTGGAGAAACGGAGTTTTTAAATCAAGCCATGCGGGTACAACCCAAAGCCGGTAGATTAGCTATATGGCCCTCTGCTTGGCCTTGGCAACACAGGGGTAATCCGCCATTGCAAGGAACGAAGTACATATGCACTGGGTGGTGGTATGCGGTCTCTCACGCGGCGTGAAGGTCAGTTTGTTTCTGCTACTGCTGTTGTTGGCTTACAGGACTACTGCGTTTGCACCTTCTGCACCAGTAGATTGCGTTAATATTTTAAAATTTGTAGAGGTGATAGTCCCTTCAAAAGACCGTAAAGCTTTAATTGCGCGTTGGAGGGTTTTCTTAAACAACAGATTAAAAAATAATAGTCTTACACAAATGCAATATAATACGCTTAGGGACGAGATTTTAGAAGCTAAACAAATTATTGATAGATTAGAAGCAAAAGGTTATCGAAATAACCATATAATAAATTCAGTAAGTCTTCGTTGTTCTATTTAAAAAGGAGTTGTATATGAAATTAAATTTTAATTGGAGACAGTGGCGTAGGTGGGAGTGGGTAATCGTAGGGGTGCTTGGGCTATGTGTCCTAGTGACTGTGCGTGGGTGTTTTCCAGGGTAGATTTAAAGTTTTAGTATGGGGTTACTGATGGTCCTTTATACAGAAAAACAGCTTCAAGAGCTATATGGGATTTATGCTAAACACCAAAGCAAAGCAGGTTTAAGTTTTATGCGTTTAGAAGACTACAGGAAACTCTTTGAAGAACAACAGTGCTTTATTCTTGGCACGATTGAGCTTAATCAAGTCACGGTAGATGCTTCTTAAAATGATTACTTTCACCGACGCAGCAGCTATAAAAGTACAAGAAGTCTTAAAAGAAGAAGGAGATACTAATTTAAATCTTCGTGTGCTTATTTCTGGAGGGGGTTGTTCCGGGTTTAGATATGGGTTTACTTTAGACAATAACGAGGGAGAAGGTGATGTAGTGATAGAGAACCAAGGCGTTAAACTTGTTGTGGACCCTATTAGTGCTCAATATTTAAGTGGGGCAAGTATTGATTACACCGAAAGCCTTGAGTCTAGCCACTTTTCAATAAGTAATCCTAACGTGACTACAACATGTGGCTGCGGTTCTTCGTTTGCAATATAAGGGAGGAAGCTTATGTTAGGTATAATAGATGCTGGACTAAAAATAATTGACAAGATTATTCCAGACCCTGCTCAAAGAGAAGAAGCTAAACGTAAGTTGTTTGAAGCCCAACAAGCAGGGCAATTAAAAGAACTAGAAGCAGCCGCTAGCGTAGTAGTAGCCGAAGCTAAGAGTGAACACTCACTAACTTCCCAGTGGCGACCAATAACAATGTTAACTTTTACTGCAATCGTCGCCAACAACTATATTATAGCACCGTACTTACAAGCTATGTTTGGGTGGGGAGTCACTTTGGATATGCCGCCGCAACTTTGGAACCTACTCTCAATAGGTATTGGTGGGTACATAGTTGGACGTAGTGGAGAAAAGATAGCTACTGCCGTTAAGCTCAAATAGCTATCTTTCAGCTAACAGAACCTCTCATTCACCCGCTTTTGGCGGGTGCTTTTTAATAGTCACGCCTTTTTTGTCTACACTAATACTAATACCTAATGTGCAACGCAATAACCCTACTGCGACTAAGGTTATAAATACTATTTGAATAAGGTCCACCCTTAATCCCCTTCAATTTGTTTTTTCAATAACTCTATTTGCTTCTGTAATGCCTTCACTTGTGCTTGTTTAGCGTGAAGTTCATTCTTTTGAAGTGTCTTTAAATACGCTTTCTTTCGTGAAAGGTACGGGTCAAGCCACTCGGTAGGGCCATAGTCAGCCCCAAACAAAGTAACTACTGTACTAGATTTCACAGCCATTTGCGCTGCAGGCTAGTTCCGGTTGGACAGAAGTGTTGTCCTCGTTTTCGTAATCTGCTAATTTTTCCCAATTAAGACTCCCAGGCATGTCTGCACTTAATTTAAGATAAGATTCTTTGTCTATTTCTTCGTAAGGTGCTTGCTGATACGTGTGGTCACTCTTGGGTAAAAACGCTATTCCGCTCATGCTATCAAAGTTATTCCACACATAACTACACACATCTAAAAATTCCTCTTCTCCGTAGTAAATAGTAACAGAAGGTTTGTGTTCTGTATAGTAATCATTGTACAGTTGCCAAGTCTCCAGTTGTCCCACAGCATCAACATTGTCTACACAGAGGCTTTTCATTGGTGCTTGAGTTGGAAAAGAAAAGACTACATTTTCGTTGTTTAGTTGGTCATCTTCCCACGGTACACCAGAGTCCTTTAAGAAAGCTGTTAAAGGGTCTTTCTTGTCGTTCCTGACTCTCCTTATGTAATACGGAGAAAAACGTGGGTGTATCCCAGACGCAGTGTCACAAAGCTGAGAGACCGTACCGCTTGGTTTAACGCACGTAATTGCTGCTGCTTTATTTATACCTAAGACCTTAGCAAAATACTCATTATGAGTAATTGAAGCAGCCTTTAACTCTAACAACCACTTAATTAAATCGTCCTCTTTCACGGCAGATAATTTATAGCCACTAAGTAATGGGTGGTCGCAACATCCTGTCAACGAGACTCCTAGCAATGCCTCTTCCTCGCAGTTAGTCTTCCACCGCTTAGATATAAACTTGAAGTCGGTAAGAGAAGCTTGCAGGGTACCAATAAGCGTAGCGTGTTTAATTTTTTCTTTCAAATCGTCCAAGGTATCCTTTGGCCTAACAATAACTTCGGTCAAATTACAGAATTGTGCAGGTCTTAAAAGTATTTCGGAGCATGGGTTACAGCCCCACTCTTGATCCTCTTCTCTTCGGTGCTCTTTATATTTTGCTTTAGCGGCAGCCCTGTTAAATATCCCCCGCTCTCCGTTTTTGTCTCTGTAAAGCGAAACCATCTCTGACATAAAGCTATCAACGTCCGGTTTGCCAGTGTACGCAACAGAGTTATTCGCAAGCCTCCTTTGTGGTGCCCCGCCCTCTTCAATTGGGTTCCACCACTGACCGCCTTTAGCTCCTCGCAGACGATCATCAGATAAATTACTAAGAGAGATGAGAGCACTCCGCCTGACGCCCCCTACAACAACGATGTCAGCGATTTTACACACGACATCATGCACCTCCAAAGTTGTAAGTTGTCTACCTGTAGCGCCTTTAAAAGTCTCAACAGTATATTGAAATAAGTCGTTTAAGGGTGCAGGTCCAGAAGCCCTGCCTCCAAAAGTTCTAAGTCTGCTCCCTGCGGGTCTAATCTTACTTAGGTCCCAAGAAGGTAGTAACCCTCCGTACAAAAGAGACACTAACTCCCTGTAGGCAGACGCCCACCCTAATTTGCTATCTCTCACCGAAATAATAGTGTCGGTAGCAGCAAGCTCATCCGGTATTGCTGGTAATTTATTAACTTGGTCTCTTTCCACGGAGAAACCTACACCTGTTCCACACATCAAAACATACACAATTTCGGAAAAGACTTTAGGATCGTCAACCGGAACATAAGCACAATTGTACCCTGCTACATTGTGGTCATCTAAAGCTTTCCCTGCAGACATCATGACTCGCATAGAAGGCATTACATCCATAGTTCGTACAGCACTAAGTGCAGCTTCAAATTCTTTCTTTAATTTTTCAGGTAACCGAGGTTTCCAAAATTCTCCTACTCTGTCTACAGTTTCGTCCCACGTTTCTCTTCGGCCTAAGTCATCTCGATACCTCGCGTACCGAGACTTATGAATATATTCTTGATAAAGATTCATTCACACTCCTCGTAAAGTTGTTTTAGTTTGGTGTAAGTATTTTTAAAGTTTTTTATATCCACCTCTCTACCTTCCCTAGTGACTGTGTAGTGAGCGCTTTCTATAATACTAGTCGCTAGGAACAGTGTGTTCTTCTTGGTCGTTGAAGAGTTTTCTTTTCTCTTTTTCCCTGTTGTACTTTTTGATGTCTGGGACAACTCTTTGCCGATACTTGGGTGTCCTGACTTCTTTTGCGTAGGGGTCACGACGCTTCCTCCGTTCCGGCTTCATCACCATTACCATGCTCCCACAAATCAAACTTCGCTTGGTTGTCTATAACCTCGTCAAGAAAAGCATACAACACTTTCTCGGAGGTTATATTTAAAATCTCCACAATAAAATCGGGGTCGTATCTATCAGCTATACGTTCCACAAGTTCATCAGGGGTTAAATTCATCCATACTCCTTTAGTAAATATGACATACTTACCTCCATCAAGTCGTAATCTCCCTGAAAGACTTCGTGCTTCATAAGTATGCCACTCCAAGATTGCGCGTTTTTCTGCGGCCCAAGATACGAGTGATAATCTTGATAGAAACGACCGCACACTAATCCACGCCTTCGCTGTCCAGTACATGTATACACTTCTCCTGTTTGTTTTTGCTGCTGATGTCCCATAGAAAAGCTGTGCCCAAGATTTTTTAGTTTATTCTCTATTGTGCCTCCAATAGGATTAGAAAGTAGGCTGCTTGGGTTAACAAAGTAATGGCTGTAGCAGATGCCATTTAGTTGAACAACTTCCAAAAATGAGTGTGTTTTTACGTTAAGCTTTCTAAGGGGAGAAAGTATTAGCTCGTCAAGATACAAATACTTACCTAACATCCTCATACCAGCGCTATCCGCTGCGCGAGAAATACGATCTTCGTGGTTCCCAACGCAGTAATGTATCTCTGGGTCATAAGTCTTGGTCCTTACAGTAGAGAGGAATTTGTTCATAGCCTCCCAACCAACCTCCAAGTCTTCTTGTACGTCCTTAGTCTCCCAACCCTTGTCTCCTGGCTTGTCGTAGCTACTGAGGCTAGGCATGTCCCACCAGTCGCCTATGATAATGATCTTATCCGGTTTGTGTTTCCTAAGATACTTACCTGCAGCGATAATGTGTCCTGTTTTGCTCCCAGGAAAAATTTGTGTGTCTGGTATCATCGCGTGTTTCATATATTAATCTCTGTAGCCGGGAACATGTCCTATAGTGCTCATGTATGAGTGTCCTGAGATTGGGTCACAAAAAGCGTCGGAAAGGCCCTCAGACATAGCAACGCGCTCCGCGTCGGAGGCATCAAGCACTTTTTGCTGTTTGGCTGTATCTTTTTTTGTCAACTGTACTTGTTTTAAAAATTGGTAGGGGGTGGCTTCTATTCCCGCGTGGAGCCTCTCTTTATAGCCTTCATACCACTCAGTATACCTTTGTGCGCTTGGAAAATACAGCCAACTAGGAACAGAATATTGATAAATTAAAACCCTGTGCTGGCCCCAGTGTATTTCATACTCTACGTTGTGGTTATTTAATACCTTAGTCAGACTACTCAAGCAGTTACCAAACGGAACCCTTTTCCACTTAGCAACCATAACTCACCGTAACCACTCCTTTGGAAGCTCAACGCCTGTTGCACATATGATCCCCTGAGCTTGGCACCATTCGGTATAAGTCTGGCGGTGTTTCTTCGTAAGCCAGTTGTCGTACATGAAAAGCATCCTAAAGTTGTCCAATGATAGTTCATTGTTACTGCTTAATACAGCTAAGGTCTTAGTTCTTCCCGAGCTAGTCCACCGTCCTTTGGCTTCTACCCAAAGGTTTTGTTTAGGTAGCCAGAAATCAGGTAAGTAGAACGCTTGGCGTCCAACGTAAGTAGCCCCGCAAGAGAGGCAGACCCCTTGGTGTACGGGGTGCAAGTAAGAAATCTTCTTTGGTTCATACTCAAAAGAAACGCCAGCCTTCTCCAACCAGAGAGCTATGTTAAATTCAAACCGAGATCGATAAGGTTTTATACTAGGTTTTGTGGGGGCACTCGTCTGGGATTTTACGCCATATCCAAAGGAGGTCGCAGTTTTTGTTGTATTCCTTTTCCCAGTCATCTCCGTGGTCTCGTTGATAGTAACTTTGTACGATCTTCTTTGCTTCCTTGCCAGGTGTATCAGCAGGTAGATATTTTTTGGCTTTAATTTTGCCTACTCCTGCAACGCCTTTGATATTGTCCACAGAGTCTCCCTCTAGCATTTGCCGCCAGAAGACTATCGTAGCTTCTTCTTTGGAGATGTCTACTAATTCCTTTTTGACAAGGTTGAAGTGCTTCCCTGGCAGTTGCGCCAGGTCTTTATCAATAGAGGCTATAACTGGAACCAACCCATCTCGAATAGCATCTGACTGGGCCTGTCCGAAAAAATCATCTGCTTCACAACCTTGAGTAAGGAACCCAGAATGATTCTTGGTAAGGTACTCTACCAACTCTTTAAGATATGTTGGTTTGTGCTTCGGATCTCTATTGGCTTTGTAGTCTGACGCTACTGCTAATCTAAAATTAGGTTTCTTCGTATTACCAGAAATGAAGGTCGCATAACTTGCGGTAGGTAGGTCATAAAAATCTCGTAAAGTTTCAAGTGACCCTTCTATCAATGATTTAGCGTTTTGAAACGCATTTTCTAACGGTTCTAAGTTACGTTTATAATCTAAGAACTCGTCAGCTATGGCCTCCAATGCTTCTTTTTTGGTCTCAAACAAAGCACCTTCTGGGTCTCTGACATCAAAGTATACCCGTTTTTCTGCTGCAAACCCCGCACGATAAGCGATGATATCACCATCAAATAGCACCATAGCCTTTTGTGTTGTCACCGCCCGTACCCCGCATTAGGACGCTCGTTTCAGTGAGGCTGCAGCTTCATTCCAAGCCTGTTGCGTAGGGTCTCCGCTATTCTCCCCACTATTTAAATCCTCTTCTAACCGCATATCCGTATCGCCGGAAGTCCAAGCTTCAAACTGGGCTGCAATCTCTAACACTGTCGCCACCCGATCTAGCTGTGCCCCGTCAGCAGCAGCACCTTTCTTCGCAGGATGAGCAGATTCAAAATTAACTGCATTAGTTAACGCATTTTGCCGAAGAATCAAACGCTCACGGGGTAAGCTAGGCTGCATGGCATCAGTCACAGGCGGAGGTGTCTTTGACAGAACCGACACATTCCCTTTGATGTTATTGAACGTTCGGCCGCCTTTCTCGACACTTTCGTAAAAGAATTGAACCTTATCTCCTATACCCGCACCTTGAAGTTGGTCCACGGCAAAAGCCCCAAACCATTTACCGTCCTGTTCCTGCAAAATAAAAGACTTCTGGTTCTGTCCGACCCTCGCTATGCTACCGCTTACTGTTTCTTTCATAACATTTGCCCTCGTTAAGATTAATTAAATGGATACCTAGTACAGTATAGCACACTGAGAAAGCCTGTCAACCGTTCTCTTTAATTTCAGCTAACGTTTGTCCTGTGCTGACGTCAACCGGAAAGTCAACAGGTGAACTTACATTGAAAACCTCAAGTAAGACTTTGGGAACAGCCTTTAAAAGCTCTCCAATTTTTAACGTGCTGGTATTCACCTCAGTTTCAGGAATTTCAACTAAAACCGAGTCGTGTACTGTGTTCAACAGGTTTGTTGGTTGATCCCACAAAGAATCTGACAGTCGTTTGAGCATCAGCATCAAAATATCAGAAGCCGCGCCTTGGATGGGGTAATTCTTGGTCTTCGTTGGCGAAATTCTATAAGTAACCGCCTCCTGTCCGTCCCACCTTTGCGTGTATACTTGGCGATCTGCTAACACCATATAATGTGTCAAAGCGGTGCCATCTTGATTCTTCCAAATCGACGGGATGTAACCACGTTTTGTCGCTAACCCCTCTTGCATATCCCCCGCAAACTCAAGGGTGTCTGAGGCTTCATCTAAGACGCTCTGCTGCCACTTCTTGACTTGGGGGTACCTCCGGTAGTACTCCTTGATAAAGTCCTCTGCTAGAGCCTTAGAAACGTCCCAGTGGCGTGCTATTCCATTGGCTCCAGCCCCATACTGTAGCTGGAAGGAAAACCCTTTTGCCA